GTCATCTGTTTTTCCTGAAGATGTTGTATTTGATAATGAAGTTGATACTGCAGCTGCTACTGCTTCAGGTAGGTCATCTGTTTTTCCTGAAGATGTTGTATTTGATAATGAAGTTGATACTGCTGTTGCTATTGCTTCAGGTAGACCATTTTTTTGTATGACTAGTGGTTGAGTTGATTCTGATAATGATTTTGATATAGTGGTTGATATTATGCTAGATAAGTTATCTTGGTGTGATTGTTCTGTCGCTAATGAAGTTGATACTGCAGCTGCTACTGCTTCAGGTAGGTCATCTGTTTTTCCTGAAAATGTTGTATTTGATAATGAAGTTGATACTGCTGTTGCTATTGCTTCAGGTAGTCCATTTTTCTGTATGACTTGTGGGGATGATAATGTTTTATTTTGTTGTACTGATGTTGCTGGTGCTATTACATTAGATAATATGTTATCTTGTTGTTCTGTCACTAATGATGATGATACTGTAGCTGCTACTGCTTCAGGTAGGTCATCTGTTTTTCCTGAAGATGTTGTATTTGATAATGAAGTTGATACTGCTGTTGCTATTGCTTCAGGTAGACCATTTTTCTGTATGACTTGTGGTAATGATACTTGACCTTGTTGTAATGATGTTGATATTGCAGCTGCTAGTATAGTAGGTAGATCATTGTCTTTTTTATCAGATACTGAATCTAAATTATTAGAAATTGGTGGTGAAGTTGATAACGTATGTGATACTGCAGATGCTATTGTACTAGATAGATCATTAACTTTTTTATCAGATACTAATTCTGAATTGGATAATAAAGTATTAGATATTGCATTTGCTACTGTATTAGATAGCTCATTTTTTTCTGCTTCTGCTTTTGCTTTTGCTTTTGCTTTTGCTTCTGCTTCTGCTTCTGCTTTTGCTTTTGCTTCTGCTTCTGCTTCTGCTTTTGCTTTTGCTTCTGCTGATGTTGCTGGTGCTGCTGCTTCTGCTGATGTTGCTGGTGCTGCTGCTGGTGGTAGTAGTGGTAGTCGTGGTGTTAGTTCCATTGCTTCTTTTAATTCCATTATTTCTTGTATTTTTATTGCTTTTTGTATTTTCATTGCTTCTTGTAATTCCATTGCTTGTATTAATTTCGTTGCTTCGCGAATATCTGCTCGTTGTTTTATATCATCATTCAAACGACCACTATTCCAACTAGTAATCGATGGTAACGATGTATTATATACTAATGGAGAATCGATTTGTTGATTATTAATATCAGAATTAGTGCTATCATCAACAGTCGTATTATCAGATTTTCTAAGCGCCTCATTAAATAACTCTTTCGCTCTTGCCAATAAGGCTGTCTTCAATGTATCAGAAATTTCGGTGCCCTGACCTCCTTTCATTAATCTAGATACACCTAGACCTTTTCCCACATAATTCGAAACCGTAGTTGTTGTTTTATCAACAAATTTGGTCCTTTTACTTTTCAATAAGCCTTTCAAATATTTATTTTTAATCTGTATTGCCATAATTATTTATAATAACCCTATAAATAAATACGATAAAACCACCCCTAAATATATGGTATATAATTAAATTTACTTGTTTCATAAACAGTTACTTTAAAAGTATCATTATATCCTTCTACATATACCATATCTCCATTCATAATAGAATCACAACCATATTCGCCAGAACAGCTTCTACCTTTTACCGAAATAGGAAGCTTTGTATTCATGTTTCCAGTATTTGAAATAGTATAATACTGCCATTTATCTAATCCAGATACTAGTCTACGACCCATTAATGGTAAAATCATATCACTGCCATTTGCTCGTGTTAAAATACCCAATTGAGAATAATCTAAACTTAGACCACGCGTTTCAATATTTACAGGGATTCCTCGATTAATCGGAACATGCACCTGTGGAATAGCGGGTAATCCACGTATATCTCCTGAGTCGCTTGGAAAATAAGTTCCGTCTGTTCTATAAGGAGGCCCATATGGATCCATGATAACCTGTGGTGAAGTTCCGTGAACAACCTGTGGTGAAGTTCCGCGAATAGGCATTGTCTGGTAAACAACAACATTTTTTTCAGATGCTTTTACAATAAAAACATAATACATATATGCTAAAACAATAAATACAAATAATAAAAAAGCTAGTGTCATATTTTCAATACAAAACGCACCAGGAATACATTTTTTCGCCATTATATAATATATTTATATAATATATAATATATAATGTCTGCATCTGCTTCTGATTCTAGCTATATGAAATGGCAAATTACTATTTTCTCTGCGTTTATTTTTCTTATAGTGATTCACCCCTATACATATAAATTCACACAAAAAATCTTAGGTGGTCTTTTAGGTAAAATTGCCGAAGCCAATGGCTGCCCAACGACACGTGGTTTAATCCTCCATACATTAGTATATATATTGCTAGTTAGAGGATCAATGGAACTAAAATTGTTTTCATAATCAATCCTAAAATGGGTTTGTAAGAGTCTTTAAAAACGCATTACATTTATCCATTGGAAAACTTTTTAATTTAGCTAATTTGAAATTGCTTGATCCATAACATGATTCCATTACTGAATTCGGAAAATGAAAAATATGAAACCCTAGGTTTAAACTAGATGAATCATTCGTAATAGATTTATCTGAATTTTTGTTATTTATATCAATCTCTTTTTGTACATCAATTATTTTATCTCTATTGTTAGTATCTTTATACTTAAAATCGCCAAACTCTATTTCAACTTCATTCTTTTTATTCATTGCAACATATTGATCAAGGAAATAGTTTTTAACGGGTCCGTGAATATAATAGTCAATATCATTGAAAAAATTCCATACTTTATGTTCTCCTTTTACAATACCCATATTCAAAAAATAATCAAGTATCCAAAATAAAAATCGAAATGGTAAATACATTGTCCATGTTACAATATCTATAATATACCATATAAAACATTTTGGAAAATTAGCAATTCTAGTAGACATAACTATAGCAAATCGAATGACCCATGGAAATAACCCGGCTTCAATAAACTTGTCTGTTTTTTTACCAGTATTAAACGCAGTGGGTGGCCATGGTTTAAACAACCATGGAAGAAATTCTTTAAAAATCCAATTCAATATACTCCATATCATATCAAAAAACGCAAAAATACATTTACCCAAAGTAACGAATAATGTAAAAAAAGCCAGTAATTTTAATTTTGAGAAAATACCAGTAATAGTACCATATGAACTTTGAACTGCGCCTATTGTTGATTGTATAAGCCCAATATTACTTACAATAAAGTTATAAATACCGGTAAACATCATACCAAAATCTAATGGACCAAGAATCATTATATATTATATAATACAAATATATAATATAGGCCATATCCATACACAAAATCTATTCATCTGAAACACTGGAAGCACCTTTAACAATGGCCATATTCTTAGTAATACCTTGTAATGTATCTAAAAGGGGTTTATACTTATTCATGCTTTTCAAAATTTTTTCTTGTGATAAAATCATTTTTTCAGTTTTTGCCATTTCCTTATCTTCATCGCTAGTATAAATTACATTTTTATCTTGACTGAATTTTTCCTTATTTGATCCTTCAGTTGTCTCTACAGATAATGATTCTGATTCTGATTCTGATTTTTTATCTGACTTTTTAGCTGGTTCTGTATCTACTTCGGCTTCATCGGTCATTCCTTCAACACCAGCTTTTGCGCCATATTTGATTATATTTGACAATGCCACCGCAATGAATAATATCACAATCATATTTTTACTAAAAAATGAAGTTATAAATCCAATGAGAACAAAAATAGAGACTGAATAATAATCGCGCGTATATCCCAAAGATAAGAGATTTCCTAGAGCGATTATAAAAATCAAATATAAAACATATCTATTATGTAAAATCGCGTTTTTCTTTGACCCTTTCATTATACTTTATAATAATATTTTATCCATGGCTAAATGTCTTCTACATAATTATTCGGTATATGTTCTCCTGCATATATATCTAATACCTCTTTCACAACTTCCTCTCTTTGTATATCATCTTTTTCAAACTGAAAACTAGTAATACTAGATGATCGTTTCCCCTTGAATCTATTCAAAAAGTCTTCCAACCCATTGACTTCATTCGGTTTATCAAATTGTTCTAAATCACCTGTAATGATTAATCTGCTATTTTCACCTAATCGCGTTAATAACATCTTCATTTGCGAAATAGTTGAATTCTGCATTTCATCAGCAACGATCCACGTATTTTTAAAAGTTCTGCCTCGCATAAAACCTAAAGGTGAAATTTCAATGATTTTATCCTCCATATGTTGTTTTACTTCATTCGGCGTTACAAATTGATATAAAACATCATAAATTGGTCTAACCCATGGTGCCATTTTTTCTTCTAATGTTCCTGGTAAATACCCCAAGTCTTCATCGACACTGACCGAAGGTCGTGTAAAAACGAGTCGTTCCACATTTCCTAATAAAAAATTGCGCACACCAAATTCAGTCGCAAAAAGCGTTTTCCCTGTTCCAGCGGGTCCGCTTACGACAATGATTTTCTTAGACTTTTGCTTCAACATACTTACATATTGTTCTTGGTGTCGATTTTTCGGAACCGTAAATTTGTTCTCAAAGGCATTTTTCTCTTTTGCTGATAAATACTGGAAATTTTCAACGACTTGTTTTTTGCAGTAAGTTTTTTCGCTTTCTTTTTCAATGCCTAGATCATCGTAATATATATTGATTAATTCTTTTTGTGATGCTTTGCGAGGTTTCCTTTGCTTTTTTTTTGGTTCGCATGAAACGGTAATAACATCATTAGTAGGTTCTTTCATTTTATATTACATAGTTATTTTATATTTCATATAAAATATTATGGTGGTGGCTATTTCATGTAAAAAGTAATTTATCTACACCAGTTCTCACGCAAAACATTCGATGAGCAATAATTCCTGAAATAAATAAAACCGCTAAAGTTAACCATATATTATAGCCTGTAAAATACGAAATTAACAAACCGATTATGATAACTACTGCAGTATCATATATGGCTATATCCAAAATGCGGTATTTTCTTAGGCCCTCGCCTGGTTTTCCAAAAAGATTCTTGTATTTACATAAACCGGAAGCCATGTTCAATGTGATATATTATACAAATATTTTATCATTCGTGCGTTAAAGAGTTTATGTGGAAAAAAATGGATATAAAAATATGCCGTATATATTATTTAGGAATGTCAGAAGTTATAGTAAAAGACCCACTATTAACACCGAACGATTCACGTTATGTTATGTTTCCAATACAGGACAATGACATATGGAAAATGTATAAAAAACAAGTAGATTGTTTTTGGGTTCCTCAAGAAATTGACTTCTCTAAAGATCTGGTAGATTGGAATGATAAATTAAACAACGATGAAAGATTTTTTATAAGTATGGTTCTTGCGTTTTTTGCCTCATCAGATGGCATTATAACTGAGAACCTAGCCGTAAGGTTTATTGGTGATGTTCAATTAGCTGAAGCACGTGCTTTTTATGGATTTCAAATAGCCATGGAGAATATACATTCTGAAACATATAGTATCATGATAGACACTTATATTAAAGATAAGGATCACCAAAATAAACTATTTAATTCTCTTGATAATTTTCCATGTATTGCGAAAAAAGCAACATGGGCCAAAAGATGGATTACAGATAATCGAAGTTCATTTGCTGCGCGACTTGTTGCCTTTGCTGTAGTAGAAGGCATATTTTTTAGCGCTTCTTTTGCGTCTATTTATTGGTTAAAAAAACGTGGATTTTTACCAGGTTTAACTTTTTCTAATGAGTTGATTAGTCGCGATGAAGCTATGCATTGTGAATTTGCTGTTTTATTATATAGTAAATTACATAAAAAATTACAAAAAAAGAGAATCTACGAAATTGTTCAAGAAGCAGTAGAGATCGAAAAAGAGTTTATAACTGACGCAATTCCATGTCGTCTTATCGGAATGAACGCAAAATTGATGTGTCAATATATCGAGTTTGTTGCAGATAGACTTTGTCTTCAACTTGGATATGATAAAATATACAATTCAACAAATCCATTTGATTTTATGGAACTCATTAGTATTGAATCGAAAGTGAATTTTTTCGAACGCACGAATTCAGAGTATGCTCTTGCAAATAAAACCGTAGACAAAGATATTTTTGATGAATCAATTGATTTTTGAAGCACGATTGATAAAAGATAATAATATAAAACGAAATCTCTGTATATAATATGCTAACCTCATTCCAAGAAAAGATTCATAATTTACCAAACGAAGTTCAGCACCATATTCTCTCTTATACATATTGTCCTAAACCGTCCGATTTACTCATTGATATCCGTAATAATGTTGAAACGTATAATGTTCTATATGATTATGTCGACCATTTAGAATTTATTGGCAGACATTATTTTATTACAGCGGAAGACGAAGTTCATAACGAAATTCTAAATTTTATTTTTTATAATTTATATGATGGTCGTATGGAAACAGTCGGTAATCTATTTTGGAAACGTTCGCCCGCTTTTTTTCAAATATCGAAACGGCGACCTCATTTATCCATTGACAAGATTTGTTATCGTTTATTAGAACGTTTATATGTATATCCAATCAATACTCAAATAAGGATTCTATGGGGTCTGTTGTTTCCACATGAGAGAGACGTTTTTATTAAGCTATACAGTACAGAATATTATGATACTGGAGCATCTGATAGTGATAGTGACAGCGAGATTGAGTTCGATGACGACTTTGATTTTTAGATAAAGATAAAAATAAAAATAAAAATACAAATACAAATACAAATATAATATTGTAAATACAAAAATACAATACTAATATCACAGCATAATCATGTGGGTATTTAGTAATTATATATATGATAATTATATATGTCTGATTGTCATTGCGATCGTTGTTATGAAAAGACGAAACGAATAAAACGCAGACCATGTGATTGTGATCGTTGTTATGAAAAGACGAAACGAATAACCCGCGTAGCATGCGGATGTGATCATTGTTATGAAAAAAAGCGGCAAGAAAATCATGACTGTCAATGTAATAAATGCAGAAAACCATGTAGATATATTTGCGAAGAAGATATAGAATGCTGTAAACGATGTTGCGTCCAACGACGTAGTTGTTGCAATGAAGAACCTGTGAATGAGAAAGTTTCTAATACATCCGAACCATGTAAACCTGAAAATAAAAATGAAAAAATAATAGTGATAGTAACATAAAAATAATTACAAATACTACAGTTGTAATTATTTTATTATAATTCTAAATTATTCGCACGATAAATGGGTTGTTTAGAATAAAATTAAAAAAATGGTGGAAAACATTATATGTGATTTTTATATAGATGAGTAACTCCGAATGTTATAGTTCTAGTAATATGTCTGATTCTTGTTCTGATTCTTCGAGTGAAGAATATAATATAAAACATAAGCCTGATCGAACCTGTAAACCCGATCGAACCTGTAAACCCGAGAGAAGCTGTAACCCCAATCGAACCTGTAAACCCAATCGAACCTGTAAACCCGATCGAAGTTGTACACCTAATAGGAGTCGTAAACCTGAACGAATCTGTACACCTAATAGAAGGTATAAACCTGATCCAAGATGTAAACCTGACAGAAACTGTAAAATCGAAAAATGTCATAACGGAAAAGATGGTAAAGATGGAAAACATGGTTTAGATGGGCGTGATGGTAAGGATGGAGAAAATGGTAAAGATGGTAAATGTGGTAGAGACGGAAAAGATGGCCGTGATGGTAAAGACGGTAAGGATGGTGAAGATGGCGAAGATGGTAGAGATGGTCGCGATGGTAAAGATGGAAAGGATGGCGAAAATGGGCAAGATGGAAAGGATGGTGAGGACGGGCGCGATGGACGAAATGGTAAGGATGGTAGAGATGGAAATGATGGTAAGGACGGTAAAGATGGTGAAGATGGCCAAGATGGGGAAGATGGTCAAGATGGTGAAGACGGGAAAGATGGAAAGGACGGTAAAGACGGAAAAGATGGATACGATGGATGTGATGGAGAAAAAGGTAAAAAAGGAGATAAAGGATGTCCTGGTGAAAAAGGTTGCCCTGGTGAAAGGGGTCATCGAGGTCCGCCTGGATCTGATGGATGTCCTGGAGAAAAAGGTGAAAAAGGTAAAACCGGTCCTCAAGGTATTACGGGTATTCCGGGTATTCCGGGTTTTACTGGTCCTCAAGGTATTCCTGGTTTTACTGGTCCTATAGGTATTCAAGGTATTCCTGGTTTTACTGGTCCTCAAGGTATTCCGGGTATTCCGGGTTTTACTGGTCCTCAAGGTATTCCGGGTATTCCGGGTTTTACTGGTCCTCAAGGTATTCCTGGTTTTACTGGTCCTATAGGTATTCCTGGTTTTACTGGTCCTCAAGGTATTCCGGGTTTTACTGGTCCTGTAGGTATTCCTGGTATTCCGGGTATTCCGGGTTTTACTGGTCCTCAAGGTATTCCGGGTATTCCAGGTTTTACTGGTCCTATAGGTATTCCGGGCATTCCAGGCATTCCAGGTATTCCAGGTCCTCAAGGTATTCAAGGTATTCAAGGTATTCCAGGTATTCCAGGTATTATCGGAAGTCAACCAATATCTTTTTTTCCACCTACTCAACCACAAGTATGCGGCAATGGATTGGATTGGGACGGTGTGGAAGCATTAGACGGTAATAATAAAACAGGTAATACCTATTATGTTGGTGTAAATATACCAAATCCATCAACCTATTCAATGACGCCGGCAATAAACAGTTTCACACAATCCATTGCAGAATATACATATAACGGCACATCATCATTAACAATGTCAAATTTTAATATAACCGCAACCCTTAATGGAGAACCTTCATTAGCGGACGCAGTTGGTTATACATACTATTTATTAATAAACAATATTGTAAAATCAATCATTATATTAGACTCATCAATCAGTCCTCAAATCGGAAGTGATATAGCTTTATTCATTATAAATCCTGGTGATAAAATAGTTATTCGAGCTGTATTAAATCCAGGCGCAAAAAAAGCAGATGATCCAGATGATATTTTATTTGAATGGTGTGCAAATATTGCATAATAATATAATAAATATATTTTATTTATTATATTGTATTATAAACTCTCATATTTCATGGGTCTTCCACTACCATCATCATAAATATGTAAATTGCCCAATAAATTTGCGTCATTATTATATATCAATTGATTTTCTACAGATACATACGGCATTCTAACCGCTTTTTTCAGTGCATTATATACGCCATTCACATTATATATTTTGGACTCACTTAATGATAAGTTTTCAAGTGTTCCAAACATTTTATATTCTTTTTTTATTCCTACACCATATACCATTTTATTTAGAATTTTATTTGTTTCTATAAACGTTTTACTTGATGGTTTCCCAAGAATGGAAAACGTAGTATTTATACCTGTTTTTACTGTATCTAATAATCGCAAATCATGGCTTTCATTTTTCTTTGAAGAACTTATGTGATAGGGTCTAACCAAGAAAATCCATAATTGGCTCCACATTGTGGGTTACAGTTATTTACGGTACAAATCTTGTCGTATATTTTTTTAGAATTCACATTTCCATTATCAAAAAACGAACGACCATAATCGATGATTTTCACAATATATGGCAAATAAAAATGAATGACGGTTCCATCCGATTGATGATAATTATATTTGATATATTTTCCTTTTACTGGTTCATATATTAGCACATTACCGCTATGTAAATCATAATGCGTAAAGGTTTTAGATATGGCGGATAATGCCTGATAAACAATAAATAAAACATATAATAGACATTCTTTTATGAAGAGTTGTGAATATAAATAAGTCGATAAATCTTTTACGTCTTTAATATGTTGTATTAGAAGAGACGCGTATTTTGATTCTTTACATGCTTTCGAATAATCGACCGAGTTTTGTATTTTCAATTGTTTCAAAATAGTTTTTTCTATTGGTTCCGCGCCTTTCATTTGTTGCCAACTTGCTTCATTGTCATAGAAATAGAGACCGTATGTTTGTATGAAACATGGAAATTGTTTCATGATACGATTTACATATTTGATTCCAACTAAATATTCATATACTAAATTATCAGCGTTTATATTTTGCGAAGATTTCAAAATAGCGTGTGCCTTGTAGCCTTGTTTTTCATATGCGATTTCTTTGACAAATCCGTTTGCGGAAACCGCACCTAAACGTTTTATTGGAGAAATTACATTGTCAAAATTCGTGAACCCATTGAAAAAATGGGTGAGTTCATCGGCTTTTTGACCGAACGCAATACACACTCCGGAATCAGAACAAATGGTTTGTAAAAATTTGCCGGAACGTTTGATCATTTCGCCGATTTTGGCTTTTGCATAATTGGCCACTTCGGATTTTTTGATTCTGCGTGTGACATTACATTTTGGTTTATTCATTTTATATTTGTGAGAAATACGACAATATTCCAATTTTGATCCACTAATATATTTACATCTGGGTGGATTACATTCTGTTTTTTCGAATTTTTTACATGTTGAAAAACATTTGTCTTTATACGGCATATAATATAATTGTATATTATATTTGCTTTGATACTTTAAGGTGTTAAAAAAGTTTTATTACTAAAAGTGGTTCTTTGACTCGTATTTGCATCATCCGGCCAAGCATAATTTAAATATATATTGCCGGTTCCCGAATTATTTCCATAAATGACGCGAAAATTATAGGGCGTCTGAGCCCCATTAAGATTCATTATTGCACTAGTTTTAAGTGTCATCCCGTGTGTTCCACCATTGTTTACATCTGCGTTGGTTGAAGTTGGTGTTCCGGTATAACCAAGCCATAGATAGCTACCATCATCTGAAGTAGTAGAAAATGTCCATTGACCACCGTGATTTGATTTAAAATATCCTGACCATACAATTGTATATGGTGAGTCAGTTTCTTTTTTTTGCTGATTTGAAGCATCATATATACTTTGGAAATCGCTAATTACACGACCATGATATACAGGAGTATTAGTACTATCATATGTTAGATTGGTATTAAAGTATCCATCGTATATCTTCATAGATAAACCAACTGTATTTCCTTTATCGGCATATATATTTTGCAAATCTACAGTTTTATTTTTAAAATACGTTGTAGTTGTAATAGGAATTTCACCAATATCTTTTGACATATAAGCTATATCTTTTCCATTCTCTCTAAATCCACCAGTGGTGCTCTGTACAAGATCACTTGCATCTAAAAAATAGTTCTTTATATTTACTCCTTTTACATAAAATCCAGACATATTTAATTATATTATAGTATATATTATAGTATAATTATAAAATATATATTACAACACCCGAAAACATTATGCAAAATATTTTATACATTTTGTGTTGTTGTATGATATGAAAATAATCTCGTATGATAATTGTATCGCATTTCTAATGGTATTGAAAAATATAAATATATAAATGATTTGTCATAAAAAGGATATTTCTTACCATCTTCGAATACAGTTTGCTGTATGTTTTCTCGAATTTTATAATCATACTCAAGCATATTATTAACACTCGTTGGGTCAACAAAATAATGAACGGGTGAAAAATAAATGTTCTCATCATTCGTAATATTGCATACCTCCACATCATATTGTATATTTTCGCGAACATCTATCTGTGAAAAAAGCTTTTCTACCACCCCGTTTGCGACTTCATTCGTGGTATGCATCATTTTTAAAATAATTGTTCTCATACATTCAGATAACTTATATAATGATATGCTTACATGCGAAGTTATTATACTTGTTGGAACTAAAAAATATGGTTTATTCGCAATGGATGTTAATAACCATTCAGCAGACACTTGATGTCCTAATTCGTATCGCGAATATGACCCTGGACATAATATATGTTCTCTATATTTATCAGGCATACATTGTGTATCCGTAAATAAAATGGTTGACCTGTATGTAAAACAATAAAACGGAATAATACCAAAGTTGTCCTTTACAATATATACATTTGAAATAATGTTCTCATAATAATAATCAAATAAAATAAATGAAAATACTCCATCTAGTATTTTTAATGTATATTCCATGCCATATGTTTTATATAATTGTATAATCACGAACTCCACCGAACTATCTACTGGTAACCCCATCGTTGTTTTCAATATTTGTAAATTATATATTTCACCCTTTAAAAATATCTTTATATCAGAATATATAGAAATATTTGATTTATTCATCATAATATTTAATCCACGTAATGATAGTCCTTCAACTATGTTTGAATCTGATTCTGTATATGAATTCGGGTTTAATATACAATATGTTCTCATTTATCTAACTTGACACATCATCTTTATGTTTTTTTAGCCAAGTTAAAATATATATATTTATTATAATATGTTTTCGGCAATACATTCGTCTGCTTTAGGAAACTCAAAAAATAATTGTGCTAAAGGTAATCCGTATTATCAATCAAAAACAAATACAATGGATGTTTCTTTTCACCCTGTTTTAAATACTACCGGATCAATTAATTATGTTCCTCTTGTAGAAGATGACTCTGCGAAGAAAAAATCAAATAATTTTATTTTACCAACAACGTCAATATTTGATGACTATGAGTCTGATTCTGACGACGGTATCGACATGTTTGATCTAAGTAATGATTATGTAAAAACTTTTTATATTGGTTCCATTACTGTAGTTGGACTATATATTTTATATCGCATTATAGATCGAAGATAGAATTTTGGAAATAGGAGAACCGGAAACCGGAAACAAGAGAACAATTATATCTTAAATCGACTATATACTTGTAATGCAACGAGACCACCAAATACTTGAGCTAAGATATACGGAATAATTTCATTTACTTCTAATTTTCCAGCAGTTGCCATAACAATAGTTACCGCTGGGTTAATATGACCACCCGAAATATTTGCAGTTAGTAATATTACAAGAGCTAAAGCAGCACCGATTGCTAATGGGTTTCCGGTAGCTACAATAACATAAACAAAGAACAACGTTCCAAGAAATTCTGCTAAATAAGAATACATAACTATATTGTATACTGTGAAAAAAAGATAAAATTGATTGATATTTACATATTTTATAGATATCATTCTACAAGCATGTTTATGATTATTGTTCTCTTGATTGTCTATTATGTGTGTATGAATAATATGATACAAATAAATATAAAGAATCGCCAAACACTTCAACAAATGGTCGAGTATAATAAAACGATTCAAGAACTCAATAATGAAGTATATGAATTACGCGCAAGATGTATTATACACCCTGAATATCAAATGGATCATATCTATCTGATTGATCAACTTCAATAAAAAACGGGCGCACCGGCGTATTTATGGGTTACTGCAGGCGGAACAATAGACCCACCAGAACGAACTCGATGTTTTGCGTCTCTTACATCATTTCCAGGCTTTATATTTGTAAAACTCATTGGAACGCCTGTTTGATTCAATGAATTTACACCAGTTGCGTTTATTCTACGTTTAGATGTAATATTAGAAGAATCTCTATTTCCACCAATCCATTTTTTATTTGTTTTTGCAACAATTTCAGTTGCAGATGTGAATGAATGATAAGATACGCCGAGTGACCATTTTTTAAGATTGGTTGAAGGAATCATTGTAACTGGTCTTGTTATTTGCGTTTGTCTTACAAATGTATGTCTGTTCATGCTAAATGCGTTCTCATTATTAGATGTAATATCTTTTTGAGGCATTGCTTTTGGTGCTTTCAAAATACCATTGTTTATATCATTAATTGCTAAAAAACGATATGTTCCTGCCATTTATACTATCATAATATTTTATTGATAATATGATATTATATTATGAATTTGTATTGCTTATTTTTTATCTATGTATAGACATACGGTCAACATAGGATGCATGACTTTGATCACCGCCAAATGATGAATCATTATAATTCACATTGATCGCTCTATGTTTTTTAAATTTACAGTATTCCGATGAATCGGCAACAAATCGTGTGTTTGTAGAAGAAGCAGGAATACCTGTATTATCACAATTACTAAACATGTTGCGAATGCGACTTTTCCATCCAGGTTTGTCCGCATTTGTTGGATTTGGTCCTCCACAAGAATATTGAATTCGGCCCAAATAATCACCAGAATTATTTACTGCTCGGAAAGGTGTTGTGACACGTTTTTTACCATTTACAGTTCCAGTTGCGTATGCAGTATTCCATGATTTTACGACGAGACGGCGCGACATAACTTGATCGCTGCTTTTGTAATTCGTAATTGTTTGAACTGGAGATTTTCCTTGAATTCCACCACCTAATGTTTTTCCGCTCAAGTTAGGAGCATTTAAATAATTGACATTAATATTGGACATTCTATACTATATAGTATATAAAAATATTTGGTTAATATATATGTCCGATTTAGACACTTTAGAAAATTTATCAAAAGACGAAATTGTAACAATATTTAATCCAACATGTATTCGTCAAAAATCAAATTGGAGTAAAATTAAGAAAGAACATAAATTAGATAATGGTTTTTTTGATGCAGATGTTTTTCTAAATGATATAAAACATGCTTCGCCGAAATTAGATGCTTTGTTAAAGAAGATTGACTATTTAGACCAAAAAGATGAGAAAAAACACGGTAAAAAATTTAAACATTTCATTTTTTCAGACTTAAAATCTGGTGGTCATGGTGCTAAAATGTTGGCGGCTGCATTAACCGCAACTGGCTGGACGCTTGGATACAAGGCAAAAATGAAGGGAGAACCTGATAACTCTAAATCTGATGGGTCATCATCTAAAGGAGGTGCGCCTAAAAGAGAAATGGAAGATGATTTTGATGACGATGACGATGATGATACAAGCGATGGTGCAAAAGTTCAATGGGGTCCTCTTCAATTATTAGAAGATAAAGAGTTGATGAAATCTCGCGGATATAATTTTTATTTATTATCTTCCGTTTCGGTATTTGGTAAGCCAATCAGTGTTAGAACCAAAAAAGAAATCTTGAGTAAGTTCAATTCTCGACCAGATAACAATTATGGTGACTTAGCTCGTATTATTATTATGGATAGTGGTTTTAAAGAAGGTATTGATTTATTCGATATTAAATATATTCATATTTTTGAACCTTCTGTAAATGCTGCAGATCAAAAACAGGTTATTGGACGTGGAACGAGAACATGTGGTCAAAAAGGGTTAGAATTCAGTCCTACAAAGGGTTGGCCCCTTCATGTATTTGTATATGATTTAGAAATACCAGGATCTCTACAGTCGTCTTTATTAGGCGCAACTTCCACATTTGACTTATTTTTGAAATCGATGAACGTAGATATTCGTCTTATTAATTTTGGTTATGATATTGAACGTTTATCTGTTATTGGGTCAGTAGATTATGAATTGAATGAAGCGGTTCATAAATTTTCAATAAATTTGGAAGATGACGACGAAGAAGACCAAGTTATTTTTGGTGGAAAACATTTGAAATATAATGATGTGATTCGACGACCGATAAAACCAAGACTCAGTCCAATAACGTTTCAAAAGATGAGAACATATATACAGGATCATTTTGGACAATATAAATGGGAAGATGTAAAAATGGAGAACATGTGTGTCGAAAAAGGCGGCCAAGTGGGTGGAAGCGCAAGTATTTTGAATTATACCCCTTCGCAAAATTTTATTCGCCATTATTTTACACCTACAGCACCCGTGAAGGGTATGTTGTTATCACATTCTGTAGGATGTGGAAAAACTTGCAGCGCAATTGCAGCAGCTTCAACCAATTTTGACCCAGCTGGATATACAATTCTTTGGGTTACTCGAACAACCTTGAAAAATGATATTTGGAAAAATATGTTTGGTCAAGTATGTAATGAGTCCATTCGCAATAAAATAGCGAATGGAGAAGAAATTCCAAGTGATCCTAAAAAGCAAATGCGTTTATTATCAAAATCATGGCGTATTCGTCCTATCTCCTATAAACAATTCAGTAATTTGGTCTCTAAACAAAACGATTTTTATAAGAGATTAGTAAAAGAGAATGGTGAAGAAGACCCCCTTCGAAAAACACTAATTATTATTGATGAAGCTCACAAATTATATGGTGGAGGAGATTTATCTTCAATTGAACGACCTGATATGGGGTCTTTACACGAATCTCTAATGAAGTCTTATGCTATTTCCGGAGAAGATTCTGTAAGATTATTGTTAATGACTGCAACGCCAATTACAGAATCACCCATGGAATTAGTCAAATTAATTAATTTATGTAAACCAATTGGGGAGCAAATGCCTCATACATTTGAATCATTTTCAACACGGTATTTGAACGAAGAAGGACATTTTACTCCAAGTGGAGAACATGACTACTTGGATAATATTGCTGGTCATATTAGTTATTTAAATAGAGAGAAAGACGCTAGACAGTTCTCACAACCGATTGTAAAACGTGTTCTCGTTCCTATTGCAAGTGATTTGCAGTTAGAAAAAATGAAACAATACGACAAGGTTATATTAAAGTCATCCTTGGATGAAAATCTAGTGAAAATGAAAGAAGACGCAGAAAAAGTCAATGAAAAACTCGACGGAGAACTTTCAGAGTTGGGCAATGAGCGATTTAATTATTTAAAATCATTATGTGACATACCCAGTGATGAAGTTCCAACAAAAGTATGTAAAAAAATTATTAGTAAAAATATAAAGGAATTATCTGGTGAAATTAAAGAATATGTAAAGTCTATTAAAACGCAATTAAAACAAATTCGATCTGAAATTAAATCTGTAACAAGTGAAAAAACAAAGGGTCTAGAAAAGATTAAAGAAAATATTGAAAAGCATCCTGAACAGTTTGAAAGATATAAAAATAGCACCTATTTTTCTTTACGTACAATTTGTGGAAAGCGAACAAATACAAATAAACAATTACTTGAACATTTAAAAGAACACCCTAGTATAATTAAGTATAACGCAGAAATAAAGGAGCATGAAGAACATATTGATATTCTTAAAAATAGATTACAATTAGATACAGAGGCATATAACTTGCGTTTAAAACAACTGCGATTAGCATTAAAAACGCCAGATCTAACTGATTTGGAAAAATCTGTTATCAAACTAGTTATGAAAGATCATACAAAACAATTCAAGACTACTCGTAAAATGAATGTAAAAGAAATGAATCACGATTTAGAAGAAGATATGAATGCAATTAAGACGTTAACCGCTGAAAAAACGGCTGTTTATAAAAATGTCAAAAAGACAATGAAGTATAAACTAAAAAAAGAACATAAAAAATTACTTAGTGCTAAAAAAGAAGAGAAAAAGCTAAGAAAAACGATGCGTAAGCAGAGAAATTTAAAAGAAGATATTCAAGATGAAGAAATAAATAAAATAGTAAAGAAATATGAAGATAATATTAAGGACGACTTGGAGACTGCAAAGACTGAGTCCGAAGAAGAAATGAAAGCTGAATTAGAAGAGAGAAAAGAAAAACAGGAAAAGAGAGACGCAAAGGCTAAAGCGAAACAAGAAAGGAAGGAGGTCACAGAAAAGGCGAAAACAGAAAAACAAGAAAAGAAGGAGCAATCAGAAAAAGCGAAAAAAGAAAAGAAGGAGGCTACAGAAAGGGCGAAAACAGAAAAACTCCGAGAAAAACAAGAAAAGAAGGAGGCTACAGAAAGGGCGAAAACAGAAAAACTCCGAGAAAAACAAGAAAAGAAGGCGGCAGCAGAGAAAAAGAGAACAACAAAGAAACGTTCTCCAGAAAAATAGATATATATGTAAATGGAGCAAGTTGATAAATTGACATTGGAATTACTAATGAATAAAAATACATATAATCGATATATTGAAAAAACAGATCCAAGTAAACATAAAGAAGAACAACAATTCCGTGAAAAAGTAAAGAAATATAAATCTCGAATGATATCTTTAACCACGAGACATTTGAATGATCCTACATTTCAAATAAGTAATGAGTTAACAAATGCTATTTCTGAATATGCGAGAACATTTATCAAATACTTTGAAATGAACGATTTAGAAGTTTCAGAGTTCTCGAATAACGAATATGTAGGGGCAGGGGCAGGAGCAGTAGCAGAATCAGAAGATATGCTATTTGGAAGTATAGATTCATGTAGTGATGAAGATGAAGAACACGATAAAAATGATAGTAAAAATGATAATAAAAATAAAAATTATAACAACGATGATTCGTTAACGACTGAACAAGCAAATAAAATGCTATATCGGTATACTTTGGACAACTACGTTAAACGAAAGTAAAAAACGAAAGTAATATATTTGTAAATGTAAAAATATATTATTATTATAAATACGCTATATGAAATATACAAAAAATAGTTATACCTCGGTTGGTTCTCGCAGAAAAACTCAAAAGTCACGACTGCAAAATAATGATTTTAAAAAGATGAACTGTAGTCCAGCTGTTAAAAAAAAACAAATAAGAGATGACAGTTGTTTTACACCAGAAATATTTATGACTATTCTTAAAAAATACAATGAAAAAAATCCGAATCAAAAAATAACGGAAATGGACCCTAAAAAGGCATGGGTTCAATTAAAATCACAACTTTCATGTAAAAAAGAGGATTGTTTGTTAAATCAATTAGATGATGAGTCTATGAAACAACAAATCAAAAAATATGTATTTGCCCCCAAACATCCACCAGATTGGAATAGTAATCCAGACGAATGGCTTTCCAATTTTGATATTGCAGATGTTGCAAAACAATACGAAGTATCACATCCTGAGTTTAAACTCATTGGACCAACTACTATTGATTTTGATACCCGTCTTCCGGAACGCGGTGGTAAATGCGTTTTAGATGATCTTTGTAATTTCGATTTAAAACATTTTTTATCGGCAAAAAAAACAAAAATAGGGATTGTTTTTAATTTAGATAAACATGATCAAAGTGGTTCTCATTGGGTGTCTCTATATATAGATATAAAACACCGGTTTATGTTTTTCTTTGATAGTGCAGATAATGGTGTACCTCCTGAAATATGGAAAGAGTCAAAAGACATAAACTCTACAAAGTCATTACCATTAGTCAATAGAATCATGGACCAAGGGTTAAAAATGCCCAACCCAATCCGATTTACTTTTTATAACAATGAAGGTGTAATGCATCAACAACAGAATACTGAATGTGGTATGTATTCATTGTTTTTTATTATTACTATGTTAACTGGTAAGACACCATTTACAAAAGGTGTTTTATCTATGAAAAACAGGCGCGATCTATTTTTGAAGTCAAAAATACCAGACAATGTTGTATTTCAATATAGAAAGCTTTATTTTAATGATTGATTTTTTTCTCACTATTTATTAAATGCAGACACATAAAAAACGTTTTAGAAAGAAGAGAACCATAAAGAAACGAAATAAAAAAAATCGTCGAATTTTGAAAGGTTTGGTGTGTTATAAAGTAAAAATAGTACCTAGGTCAATTCAGGGAGGAAGTAGCGCAAAAAGAATTGCCACACTTGAATCAATGATTAAGGACATCATTGCAGAAAATCCTTCTAATACGGAATTACTTACATATTTAAATAAGATATTGGTCGATAATGATAAGAAGATGAATATACTACAAAAAATATTGGATGACTTACTTACAGAATCAAATGGTTTATCTGTAAATATGAGAGATACTCCAGCGATACAACAAGAAAAGAACAGGCTTAACGGAAATGTAGAGAATATTAAAAGTTTATTAAATTATATTGAGAATACCGAAGATTCACACAAAAAAGAAATAGGCACATATAATACTATTATATTACCTGTATTAACTGCTTTTTTACAACGAAAGGCAAAAGCAGACGCAATATTACAAGAATTATTATCAAAATTAGATAGTGAAGAAGTTAAACAACAACTAACTTCCGCACAGATTGAATCTATTAAAAATAAAATAAATGGCAATAATGGTGTAGGGTCTGCTGCGTTATCAATGGTAAAATCATCCATGTCTTCTCTATCAAATGGTGCTGTGTCACTAGGAAATTGGTTAGTACCAGTACCAGATACAGGTGATCAAAATGGCAAGAAAACAAAACTACATAACAGACAACGTGTCAATTTTTTATGGTTTCCACGTAAACATATAAATTATGAAAAGGGTGCATCTGGTACAAAACGAAATAAGGAGGATCCAATGGAATATGGTGATTTTATGGTAGTTATTGAACCGGAAGAATACGCAAGCACGGTTGAGTTTGTGAATCAAACATATCATAGTGTAGAAGATATGTTAGCAACAATATTAATGGGTTGTAATGAACCGTTTTGTAAAGACGGAAAAGTAAAACGCGAACCATATAATTGGAGAACTTTTGTCATAGACAATCAACAACCTGAAATATCAAAAAATCCACCACTAAACACCATTGTACCCTAACTTAATTGAAAATAATCTTTTTGTAAAAATTCATATAAATATATGCGTTGTATATTATATATTTATGTCACTATTTATACAGCCTGAAAATCAAAAAATTTTATGGGAAATGATACATAAAATTCCTCTTTGTAATACCGTTTTTCCACCATCTGTTGATCCTACATTTCAAAATGAAAAAAACAACTGGTTCAAACAAATCATTGCGCATTTTTATAATAAAATTCCATCAAATATTTCTAGAAATGATTTATATCAGATAAATCGCGATGTTTTGGCAGCAATGATGAAAAGTCTTGGAGAACTTTCTTTGAGTCGTCAAAATAATTTATCTGACCGCGGTATTTTTTCTAGATTAGAAACTCCTGTAGAAACAAAAAAAACAGAGTATGAAATAAGACAATCTCAATATAAATCCATGTTTGAAGTACAAAAGCCAACACCGATTGATTTTTCCGAAAAATTAGATGATGATGTTATTACGAATATGAATGAATTAATTGAGAACCAGAGAAAAATGCGAGAACTTGATTTACAACCTTTTGAACTACAAAATACAATACAAAATATAAAGGTAAATATATTAGAAGATGTTCCAAAAGAATCCATTCAACCACAAGTAATAAAAGGTTCAAAACATGTTCAATTTGATTTACCAAATAAAAACGGCGATGATTTATTGGAGTTAAAACATAAAATTGAGAACATGGAAGAGAAAATAAATCAAATATTTAATATGTTGAGTATATTTACAACTCCAAAGGTGATTACTGATGTTCTCAAAAATGAAGAAGCAGAAGCAGAAGCAGAAACAGAAGCAGAAGCAGAAGAAAAACAACCAAAAGAATCTGTTGAAATAATCAAACAAATGATGGAATCAAATGATGGAATCAAATGATGGAATCAAATGAATAAATAATATAAATACATGAACATTTATATTACAATGGATCTATTACAAAATACACTATTTATTAACTTGGATCATCGAAAAGACCGTTTAGAACACGCACTGGAAGAATTCAAAAAACTCAATATTTTGAATCCGGAAAGGATAAAAGGAATAAAAACGGCTTCTGGAAATATCGGGTGTACATTAAGTCATATAAAATGTTTGGAAATAGCCAAAGAACGTGCCTATCCATCCGTTTTTGTTTGTGAAGATGATATTCAATTTACGAATCCACAAGTATTTTTGGAGAACATGAGAAAATTCAGCGAATTATGTAAAAACGACAAGTCATTTCGATGGGATGTTCTCATAGTTGGCGGGAATACATGCCCACCGTTTCAACAAATCAATGATTTTTGTGTTCGCACATATAATGTTCAAACAACCACTGGATATATTGTACAAAATCATTATTATGATAAATTAATCGAGAACTTTAAGGATGGTGTTCAAAAACTAATACGAGAACCACATAATAAAAAATTATATTCTATTGATATTCATTGGAAACCGCTTCAATCCATCGATTATTGGTATATTACTATACCATTGACAGTAAATCAATATTATGATTATAGCGATATTGAAGAAAAAATAGTAGATTATACAAAACCAATGTTGGATTTAGAAAAAAAAGAGTTGCTTGCGTTTTTGAAAAAGAAACAAGAAGAAGAACACCAGAAAAGAAACATGTTCAATATGTCCCATATAATTATGTAATCTCAACCATTATAACAACTGGAAAAAAGACGACATTACCGTTTTATTCTTTTCTGCATATTCCATCGATCGCAAATGGTCTTCATGTTTTTTCGCCAACATGGATTTTTGAATAGCTGCTTCTTTTTCAGCAAGCATTTTCTCTGCATGTGATTTTTCCATAGGTGTCAAATTTACCATACCACGTTCTCGTTGTAAATGATCCATAGAAGAATATTTTTGAACTTTTTCAAAATCGCGTTCCGAAACCGCAAAAACGGTTTGGTCTTTATGAACTTTTCGCAAATCGTCGAATTTCAGTTTACCAAAAGGGTCACACGAAACATATCCATTAGAATCATCATCATATAAATCATTACCCATTCTGGAAGTCATATTTTCTACACCTTTATATTGTACTAAAGCCGCCGCTTTTGATTTAATCGAATCCATTGCAACACCTAAACCACTAGTTGATTTTATATCATCATATTCAAATAACGGATCATTCTTTTTAAACCAATCATTCACCGATTCGTCTGTTTTTTTTACCATATTGGCTTCAAATAATTGATTGAATTTTTCCTGAAATTTCTCTGTACCCATTTCTTTCATTGTTTTTCCGACCTGTTTATAGGTGGCTTTATCCGTACTAGCGCTTTCGTATTTTATTTCATTATGTGGCACTTCCACGTTTGTTTTTTGTTTTTCATTGTAGTAATCAACAATAATATCAAATGCCTTTTTATAAAAAAGAAAATATTCTGATGGCAAACGGCTTTTATCTGGATGCATTTTGAGAACAATCATTCGGGCTCGTTTTAATTCATTTATATCAAAATCATATGATAATTTAAACAGTTCTAATATTTCTTTAAATGAATACATTTTTATATTGAGATTATAACTGTTAGTTTGAGCTGAACACTGTTTCATTACTATAATAAATGTATACAAAAATACGATTATGTCAACGCGTATTTCTAAATGAAAAAAAAGTATAAAATATATATAAGAAAATGTTTAAACAGATGGCTTTTACTAATATACAAAGGAAAATGATTGAACCGACGGAACCTTTAACTATTCCTGAAAATGTCATTACAGAATTGACAAAACAAAGTTTTTCTAATTTGTTAAACAGTAACAACGGTGTTGTTATTATTAAATTCGGTGCGGAGTGGTGTGGTCCATGTAAAAAAGTGGATCCATTAGTCTATGGATGTATGGCAACTCTATCGACACAGCCAAATATTAAATGTGCAATCATTGATATCGATAATAATTTCGAATTATATGCTTTTTTAAAAAGCAAAAAAATGGTAAATGGTGTACCGGTTATTCTATGTTATAAAAAAGGAAATACTACATGGGTTCCTGATAAGGCGGTTGTCGGTGCTGACGAACGTCAAATAAATATTTTTTTCCAAGAATGTCTTCAACTTTCAAAACAAGTATAATCATACAATGATTTCATGTCATCAATTACTGTTATATCATATATGTTTTTACAAAAGATCTTCATTGCTTGCGTTTTAACGGTATCTTCAAATAAAATACGCATATTTGATATAGACAGCTCACTATTTTGAATATGTTTTTGTAAAATACTAATTACATGTGATAATAGATAAAAGATAATACGACAATTGTATCTATAAATAATATTATATAAATTCGGCTGATAACCAAACCATTCAAATAAACAGTCTTTGTATATTGTGCTTGAAATAATGGATTGTAAGTGTGATGATATATTTTCTTCTAAATAATTTTCTGTATGATTTGGGCTTATAAACCGCAAATAATTGACAATCATCATCTTGTTTGGATTTATTTCATATAATTGCGATTGTTTTATAATAAATTGTATAATATTTTCAAATAGTTGAATCGTTCCATCCAAGTCACATATTATTATATTTGACTCTGGTATAGATTGGTGTTTTAAAATGTTAATATTTACCTGTTTTATTTCTTCATTTTCAAATCGGTCGATACATACCACAAGCGTTTTTTTACAACGAATGAATCCAGGAAGCATTTGCCATGTCGCGTTTGTTCGTTTTATAATTGGTTCGGCGCATTGATATTCGATTACATTTTTATTAAACTTTGATCCAAGTGAAATATAAATACATTCATAATCTGAAAGCGCATATGTTTCAAATACTTTCTTGAATTCTGTTATTCCGACGGTTTCGATTAGTGTGTTCATTTATAATATATACTATAAATGAACTTGGTTTTATAATCAATTTTATTTACGCTTTGTTTTGCGGTTTTTACGTTTATTTCGAATAGTACGTTTTTTTCCACCTGGTTTTTTTTCTTCTTGTGGTTTATCTTCCTGTGGTTTATCTTCCTGTGGTTTATCTTCTTGTGATTTTTCTTCTTGTGGTTTTTCTTCTTGTGGTTTTTCTTCTTGTGGTTTTTCTTCTTGCTGGTTTTCTTCTTGCTGGTTTTCTTCTTGCTGGTTTTCTTCTTGCTGGTTTTCTTCTTGTGGTTTATCTTCCTTCTCTTGGTTGTTATCCGGTGAATTTACATTTTCTTCTTTTTGTACATCTTGCAATTGCGAAATAGGGTTTATTGAATTCAACGGATTTTCTATTGACATATTATCCGTACCATTCTCTTCAGATTCTTTTTCTGCCTCTTCATCCTCATTATCATTATATGTTACATATGCTAATACCAATGTTGTAATGCCAATCATACCATATGTAAATAATGGTATACCTTTTAATTCAGAAAATATATCTTTATGTCTATTCGATGACATATTTATATTATATATAAATATAAATATATATTTTATTTCTAATTTCACGCTAAACGCTCAACTGAGCAAATAGTAAGCAAATATATGATAAACTTACTTTATCCTACACTCTACAAAATCGTGATCTAGCAAGCAAATTCTTTTCCAACCATTTTTCTTTAATGTCTTTTGAAATGGGTCTATATAAATGTCTTTCACATTGCTCAGGATTATCATAAAACAACTTCCTTGGCAAATTGTTCAATGGTGTATGGTTTCCTGGACATACATCCATCAGTTTAAAATACAGGTCTTCATATTTAGAACCAACTCTATGTTCCATACGATTGCCTGTTACTGCGTTTCGAATAAACCCATTCGATAATAGTGGACTTGAATATGCTTCAATCTTTACAACTCTAGATCCCTCGCCATTAACGAAAACTTTTCTTTTATACGAATAGAAATCTTTATCTGACCTTTTAAAGACTTCTGTTTGTTTACGATTCTCTCTTATTTCCGTATTTATGGATGATGAGTCTTTAATACTGATGTTATCAAAATACTCAAGAGCATCTTCAGGTAAATATTCGTCAGTGTACATTGTTTTCAAGTATTTCAAGTAGATGGGTAATTATAATATATATTAATAGTAATATTTATATTGTTTTCAAAAATATATTGAAAATAATATATAAAGAATATATAAGCATGTATAATTTGAAAAAATCACATGATGAGATAAAGGAACAATTTATAAATGAGGATACCTACCAACATAACCCAAGGAAGGAAAGAATTGCTTTAAAAAGGCAATTAAACAAAAAAGAAAAAATAAGGACTGACAAAGAGGAAGCGGAATCGTCATCATCTTCAGATGATGAGGAAGATGAAGATGAGGAATCGTCATCGGAAGATGAGGAACAAGAGGAATCGTCATCGGAAGATGAGGAATCAGATGATGAGGAACAAGAGAAATCGTCATCGGAAGATGAGAAACAAGAGGAATCGTCATCAGAAGATGAGGAATCAGATGATGAATCAGAAGATGAAGACGACCAAATAAATCGAAATACAATATATGAATATGATGGTAAAAAATACACAATAGACAATGAAAAATTTTTACAAAAACGGTTTGACGATATTAAACCTGAAACAACATACAAAATGAATATGTGTATTTATAAATGTATTCGAACAGGTATTACACCATATTTATCGTATTTATTAAAGTACGATGATCAAACAAAAACATATATATTACCAAATTACGCAGAAATACAACCGGCTTCTGATTCAGCATCTCAAGAAGAATCTGTTGAAGATGTTGAAGAGAGATATATGAATGTATTTAAAGAAACACTTTTTGAAATATATCCACCTAGCGAAACACTGCCTTCCGAAGAATCAACCGATCTATATGACGAGGATTTATTCAAAGGTTTTTTCTTGAATGACAACGAAATAACAATGGTTTATGACGCAACCCGGGTAAATTCGCAATTGGATTCAAATATGTATTGCTGGGTAAGTCCATATGAGATTTTTGTTTCACAAAAAATGAAATCAATTCCTATATCTAAAACGGTTGAACAAACATTTGATAAAATCGCAAATGACTCATCGAATCGATTTGATTTTTATCATTTGAAACAATTACCTGAGAATACTATTGTAAAAACACCATACATTTTATTTATGTGTAAAGGTGATTCATCTTATGGGTTCTCAATTTTAGATATATTTAACTCAAATAAAATAACATATTCCACTGTCGAGACGTCCGATTCAGATTCAGAGACAGAGACAGAGACAATTATATACCCAACTATTCAACATCCTTCTGTTGGCAATTATACGCTGTTTTCTTTTTCGCCATTTTCAACGTCCAATTTAGTAAAGCGATTTGCGGTGTTTATTGATACAGATGACTTACATCCATTATATATACAACCAAATGAGAATGATAAATTATTAACATTATATGACATTGACGCAGAACAATACACATCTATAACATTTATTGAAAATGGTTCTCAAATGTGCTGTGTAAAATCACCCATGTATTTTTCTGAAATGCAAGACAATGGTAATTATTTATTAGAAAGTGAAAATATTGAACCAATGATTCAAGAAGGTGATGTACATGAAGAACCCGAGAACCCAACCGAAGAACAAGGCCAAGAACCCGAGAACCCAGCCGACGAACAAGGCCAAGAACCCGAGAACCCAGCAGACGAAAAAGGTAAAGAACCCGAGAACCCAGCACAACAAAAAAGTCAATCAACAAAAATAATGAAATAATACAATATAGTTACACATCAAAAATCATATAACACATATCAATGTTCTCGCAAAAATATAGAATGAAATCCAATATTTAATTTTATATCTTTATCCAATGGTATTTCGATATAATTTTCTTTGTATAATTCAATCATAATCAAATATCCATTTTCCAAGGAATCATATGAGAACCCAATTAAAAATGGAGAACCACCAACTTCAATAATGGAAGGTTCTCCACAAAAATACCGATCGTGAGGTAAATATATCTTTCTTATAATATCTAATCCTCTACATAAAACAAACCCATTTATTGTCTGGTTTTCAATCGATCTTAATAATATATATTCCTTCCATTTTACAGGGAAATCCAAATTCATGTTCTCCAATTCCTTATTTTTCAAGATAAAAACATTTCCATTTTGTAAGTTTATAACTATTTTTCTATATTTACCTTGAATATTTAATGAAGAGAAATCTAAATGATTATATTGAGAACCGAATATTTCAATCGAGTGATCTCGTTCTATTACATCTGCATAATGAAATAAATAGAAGGATGAAGCAGATTCATATTGGGTTCTCGTATTTGTATTTTTATTATAAACATGAATATATGTTGGCTGATTAGATAATGCAACAGGAATATGTAAAAACGGTTTCCATATTAAAGGTGAATCGATAAAAATAATCTTGTTATTGAGAACCATAAAATCATGAATAATAGGAATATATGCGGTTTTTATTATAACTTGATTCATGTTCTCAAATATATCATTAAATGTCATATAGGATACAGAATTCGATAAAATATTATAATCTATTGTATGAACAATATTGTCAACATATTTTGAGTGACCCGAAAAATGATCTACTCCGTGAATATCGATTTTTTTTACGGTTCTCAAAGTTTTGTTTATAAAATCAACATCTATTTGATATGGTAAATCTCTTTCAAATAACGCAAATAGTTTACTTCCAATAGATAATATAGCTGTATTTGCTAATCCGAGAACATTTGGTATCATTTTTAATTTATTCATTAACAAATATAAAGTAGTCATTAATAGTCTTTTTGAGAACCTACCATGTTTTTCTTCATATAATATTTTCTCGGTTCTCACAAAATGTTTTACAAATGTAATATTTCCTTTATCAAAGAAAACACCTTGAATAATTCCATCTCCAGTAAATAGGTCATATAATGTCTTTATTGAGAACTTGTCAATATCTGGACCAATCAACCCATAGAACCCTGAAATTTGAGAAATTATTTCTGCGTTTTTATTATACGAATTATATACGACTTCTTTTTTTATTTCTTGGTGTTTTATGAGAAATTGAGAAGGACGACCAAAATGTAACAACGCAGTAGATAATGATAATGATAATAATATACTCACTAATAACATTATATATTATAATATATAATATTCATATTATAATATTCGAAAAAGAGTTATTTGTATTTTGTTATTTATCATTTGTCGGTTTCTGCTTCTGCTTCTGCTTCTGATTATCCTTTTGCTTCTCATTCTGCTTCCTTTTTTTCTTACTAGTATCAGTGTTATTTGATGATTGTTCTGTTATATTACTGGTTAGTGTAACAGATGATTCACTTTTTTCGATAGTTCCATTATCATCATTTTGAAATGGAGATGCCTGAGACCATTTGTGATCAAAAATTTCAACGGTAATTGCTTCATCAGATGCTTCAGATGTTTCAGATGTATTTGGTTCTGATGTAGATGGATCAGATCTGTCTGTCATTTCTGATGTAGATGTTTCTGGTGTTTCTGTTTCACTTCTTGTTCCGGATTGATACGACGTATAAGATTTCGATGACGACTTCGAATTAGGCGTTTTTGATTGTTCGCTCGATATAATCGAATTTTCGTCAGATACGGATAACTTGAGTTCCTTCAATATTTTTTTATCAATATTATTTTCTTTAAAATCATTTATAATATCTTTCTTGACTGCTTTTGTTTCATTCGGATTATCTAATTTAATATCATTATTTACTTGACTCATCATTAACTGAAGTTTCATTGTAAATCGTTTCAAATATTTCGTATGAAGCTTTTGAAAAAATTCAATATATGTAACAAACAATGTGGTTTTTTCCTTCATAACCGTATTATTAAAATTAAATGTATTCACAAAACTGTCAATATTTAATCCTATTTTATTTTTGGATTGATATACTTTTAAATCATGATCCTTATTCAAAATAAATGTATTTAAATATGTCAAAATGACCAATATAATTTCATGCAAGTTTTGTATATAGGTGAAATCATATTGTTTAAATGGTTCTAAATCTTTATAACTAGGAAAATTATCATTTACTTTAATTAGCTCGATTAACTTTTTATCAGGCACATATTCATGTACATAATCAATTATTATTTTAAATAATTTATAATAGTCACAATACATTCGATTCGTAATTGCGTAAAATAACCGCATTACATCTTCATATTCAATGTCTATTAATTTACCTTGAAAATGAAAAGAATCTAATGTAAAGACAAACAGATTATCACGATTTGCGCTTATAAAATCGGCATACATTTCTTTTATTTTTTTTATGCGAATTCCTAATAATTGTAGCGACGATATATTATTTTCTTTGAAATCAATGATTGTATTAAAGCCGTTTTTTAGAACGCTTAAGCGGTCTTCCATTATAATATAAATATATATTATATGCTATATGTTTACAAATAAAGAAGACCATAATGAAACTCAACCATTAGTTCAAACAGATAAACAAGAGACATTAGATAATGCAGAATGGACAGTCGAGCACGAGCATATTTTAGCCGAATGGGCTGATAAAGCAATGTGTTATCGGTGGCTCCATTCTAAAGCAAATTCGCTTTACGCAAAGCTCAATGCCTGGTATACAATACCCTGTATTATTATATCAACACTTGCCGGAACAGCAAATTTTGCTCAAGCACGCGTACCAGATGCGTATCAAGGACTTTTTACAATGGTTGTTGGAGGTATCAACATTTTAGGAGGTATTATAAGCACAATACAGCAATTTTTAAAAATAACGCAATTAAATGAAGCCCATCGCGTGTCTTCTATATCATGGGATAAGTTTTATAGAAATGTTAAAATTGAATTGACCAAACACCCGAATGAGCGTATTCACGTTTCGCATATGTTAAAAATGTCAAAAGAAGAATTTGATCGTTTAATGGAAACAAGTCCAGTTATACCCGAAAAAATTATCAAGGAATTTAAAAAGTCGTTCCAAGAAAGCGACGAGTATAAAAAAATTTCCAAACCAGAAATATGCGATTTTTTGATATCGACTGACGCATTCCGCAATCCTTGGTTCAATGAAGAAAATAGAGAAAAACGCTCATTGGAATTAATGCAAATAGCCACGTCTGATAATTTGAAAAAGAAAGCAGTGGAACAAAAGAACATTTTGATTATTAAAACATTTCAAAAAACGTTTTTCAATTTGAATCATCGAGAACCTATGGACAACGAGATAATTGATAATCTAGACGAAACAATAGACGCTGAAATTATAAAAAAATTGTTATTAGATATTCACAAAGAGGGAGATACTTCAAATGTATAATATACAATAAAATAGTTAAAGTATATAAAATAAAATAGAATATAATAATAAAATGGAGAACCCAGATTTAGAGAATATCAGTGTAATGCCTGAAAAGTTTCCATCTGTTATGAATGATTTTTTGAGAGACTTATCTACAACGTTTCCTGAATTTACTCATTTATGGGATGGTTGGACACAATCGGACGCAAATATGAATGATTTATACAAGTATTGTTTAACTGTTTATCCTGAAAGGTTCTTTGATATATTATATCAAAACGATGATATATTTCAACCTAATTCAGAAATAAATACTATTTTTTTGCCAAATGTTGAATTTAAAATGCTTTTTTCACTACCAGATATTAGCGAAAATACAAAGAAAACGATGTGGAAATATTTACAATTGATTATGATTACAATTATGTCTAGTATTAAATCATCGGCAACATTTGGTGACGCTGCGTCTATCTTTGAAGGAATTGATGAGGAAGAACTCCAGAGTAAACTATCTGAAACAATTAATGGATTAGGCAGTTTCTTTAAAAATATGCCGCAGGATAGTTCGGATAATATGGACGATTTCGCAAAAGAGTTCAATTCTCCTGAGATGGAAAAAGCGTTTGAATCAATGTTTGGAAGTTCAACCGCTGATGGCGAAAGCAAAGGCGAAAGCAAAGGCGAAAGCAAAGGCGAAAGCAAAGGCGAAGACGAAAATCAAGAACAGAGCGGAGGCGAACGCAATAGTGATGATAAAAAGTCATTCAATTTTGATGAGTCGAGTATGCCAAATATTGATGAACTTCATGGACACATTAAGGGGCTTTTTGATGGAAAAATTGGGTCACTCGCAAAAGAATTAGCAGAAGAACTTAGCGGTGATGTCATGGATATGTTTGACGATGGAACTGGTCAAGTAAAGTCTACCGGCGATATTCTCAAGAAAATGATGAAAAACCCTAAGCAAATTATGGAACTTGTTAAAAAAATAAGCAGTAAATTGGATAACAAAATGAAAAGTGGAAATATTTCGCAAGAAGAGCTTATGAAAGAAGCAGGTGATCTTTTATCAAAGATGAAAGGTATGGGAAATGGAAAAGAATTCCAAGATATGATGCAGAATATGATGAAAAACATGCCAATGATGGGTAAAAACGCAAAGATGGATATGAACAAATTGAATAAGGAAGTGTCAAAGAATACTCATAAAGAAAGAATGTTGAATAAACTTCAGCAAAAGCGAGCACAAGCACAAACACAAAACTTTGTATTAGAACAAACAAGCACACCAAACCAACTCGTATTCAAAGGAGCGGAATCTCAAGAAAAAAGCTCAGCGAAACCACCAATAAATGACGACTGGCTTAATGAAGCCACTCCACAAGCGCAACCAGCAAAAAAGACGGGTAAAAAGGGAGGTAAAAATAAGAAAAAATAAAAATAAAATAGTAGTATATATGGGTTTATTTAAATATGTTAACATTCCGATTTTTATATTAAGTTTAGCGGTTGGTATATTTTTTGTATATATTTATCAAGTAGAGAAGCGTGTTATTTATGTTTTCCCAAAACCTGATAATGTAGATTATATACAATATAAGGACGCTACAGGAACATGTTTTAATGTCAAACAGGATACTGTTAAATGTCCAAAGGATAATGAAATATCAAAAATACCAGCGCAAGGATAGGTGTATTACAAGGATAGGTGTATTACAAAGATAGGTGTATTACAAAGATAGGTGTATTACAAGGATAGGTGTATTACAAAGATAGGTGTATTACAAAAATAGATAATAAAACAATGATATATTATAGTGTTTCTATAATATATAATGAACTTGAAACGACTTTTAAATACTCCAATAGGTATCGCAATTATTTCCATTATATTAGGTTTAGGTTTAGCAACCTTTTTTCACAAGGCATGCGATGGTAAACAATGTTTAGACTTTAATGGACCACTAATTAGCGAAATAGATGGCAAAACATACAAGTTTGGAGAAGAATGTTATAAATATACATTTCATTCTGGACCATGCGATCCTACCAAAAAAATAGTTGAAATAAGCTCTGTTCCAAAGCCAAACGCGTAAAAATAATACAATATAGATATTATATATTGTATTATGAACGAAAACATTTCAATGACACGCATTGTCGATTTACCAGATACAAATGGCGGATTTGAGCAAAATAGTTTAGGAGCTGCCGATATGTATATTCCAATTAACGGTCATCCAAACCCATATGGAATTCCACCACCTCCTGCTGGAGGAATGTCGCCACCTCAACAAACACAAACAGGACCGACAGAATATAAAAATACAATGTATTCATCGAATATTCAACCGCCAAATCTTGCACCTCAATATTCGCAAGAACAGTTTAATGAAATGTTTTCTCAACAGCAACAACGGTTACCCCAGAGAGACATTCCTATGAATGTTTCTCAACATGTTCAAGATGAACAAATACAACCGAATTATATTCCAAAACCGAAGTTAACATCGGATTATATTCAAGAGTATCAAGAAAGTTCGGATCGTAAAATTAGAGAACATGAAGAAAAAAAGATGAGAGAAAAAAAAGCGGCATCTTGGTTCGATGAGTTTCAAACACCCATTATCATTGCGTTGTTATATTTTATTTTTCAATTACCTATTATAAATACCATTATTTTCAAACGGTTCTCATTTTTATCTATTTATCGAGAGGATGGAAATTTCAATCTGTTAGGATTGATATTGAAGAGTCTAATATTTGCTTTTATGTTTTATTCTTTTCATAAATCGATTGAACTAATTTCTAATTTTTAGGTTTTATTACTTTATACCAAAAAGACGTTTGAATGTATTACGAGGTGCCCTTTTATTTTTTCTTGTTCTTGTTCTATTTATTTTTATTTTTCCTTTTTTTGTTTCTTTTACACCTTGTCGTTTGTATATAGGAATTGAATCAAACGCTTTTTCATTACGAGTTGCGCGTTTTGAGAACCTGTTTGTTCCTCTCTTTGAAAATTCACCAGTCTTTGAAAATTCACCTGTCTTTGAAAATTCACCTGTCTTTGAATATCTATCTGTCTTTGATTTTTCATATATCGGTATTGAATTAATCGAACTTTTACTTGGTTCATATGTAGCAATTGTGTTACCCTTACTTTTTATACTATCACTCGATTTACTCTGTTGTGATAATTTTATTGCTCCTTGACTCAGTGCCCTGTCGTTTAAATTTGCGCCAGGCGCATATTTAAAAAACCATTCATTCCATTCAGGACCATTTCGCTTACTCGCTAGCTCCTTGAATTTTTCAGCCTTCTCGGCACGCATAGTTTCCAAAGTTGCCTGTTTACCATAGCATTTTATACTGAAACGTTTTAGTAACCCCTGTTGCTTCAACCTATTTTTTTGCTCAACTTCAAAAAGGAAATGCGCCATACATAATATACGGTCTTTTTCAAAATAAGGTCGGTCTGCATAGATAAAAGCTAAATAAAATGACAACATAGTATCAATGGTCGCCACATTTATTTCTTGGTTACCAATTTGAATGGTATTATAATTATGACAGGCAACTGGTTCAAATATAAAGGCAATTGTTTCCTTTCCAACAGTTATTTGTATATGACGAGGAATAACATCATCAATACTATCATGCTCGATGATCGCCACATGCTTGAATCCTTGCTCCTCCAACTTTTCTTGTATAATAAGGGCACATCTATCAGGATCTTCTGCCAACACATCAAAGTCCGGTATTTTATTCATTAGAGTTCGACGTTTTTTATCCATATATTTAGAATATAGAGAACTAGCGTATCCTCCAAAAAATATAACACCTTGTTCAATAAACGAATTACGCACAGCAAAATATATTTTTTCGCTATCTTGAGCTCCAACCGTTTCAACCCGTCTTTGAAAATCGATACTATGACAATCTGTAACGGAATTCATAGGATGATACTGATTTAACAATGTTAACCTCTTCAATACTTTTTCCCATCTCGATACATCTCCTGCAGGTCGCGAAAGTTCTAAAAACATAGACATACGCAAATAATTTGGAGGTGCATATTTGATACCTGCAACAGAAATCGCGTCTTTTTTAATAGAATTATATAGATCAGGATGAAGTTGAGTAATATCCGCCATAGGAATATAATTCACGAAAACTTTATAGGTTCCTTTATGAACCCCTGATTTGGCTTCTGTTTCTAAATATCCAGCTTTAAAAAATATATCGGTTAACTCTTTCGCGTCTTCCATTGCGTTATCCGAAAAAAAATCATAATCAGGAACTTCAATATCACGATTGTAAAATTGTGCATATTTTGGCAATATATTATTTATTGCCGTTCCACCATAGCAAACCAATTTTTTCCTTATTAAAAAATCTTCTAAAATTTGTATCATTCGTTTTACATCGTCACTATTTGCTATCTTTTGCTTCTGTAATTCATCTGTTTCATCTACTGCGTGTCGCAGAATGGCCAATTCACATTCTTCAAATGACATATTATTGTCACACAGTTCTGTATCATATTTTGCGCCTTTCATATATACTAATAAAGATATTTTATTCAAGGATATGAAGATCCATGTACGTTCAATGGGTTATTCGTATCGGAATATGCCTTAGCTTCGGTTAATAACACAAAAGCACTACCAGCTGTTTTTAAAAACATTGTTTCATAATCACCTAATTGAGATAAAGCACCAAAAGATGATAACCCAGGCGTATAACTTGGCTTCCATGCCATCATCGGACAAATATGACAATTCGTTTTTGAAATAATATCTAATGACTGTGGATTTGAAGACAATATTTTATTCTTTGAATCTGTTGGTGTTACTTGTATAATTACTTGATTTTTACTTTTATCTAGAGTACATTTGGTCAAATCGCTTTCTGCGTTACACTGTTTCATATAGTTAGGTGGACTACTAAAATTATTTATAATAACAACTGTTTTTTTTAATAAACTGCTCATTGTAGTTGTAAGTGTAACATCTTTAATTGCGTTGTCAATGATTGTTATCGCTGTATTTATTCGACTATCTAATAAGTCGTTTTCACCCTTTTCTTTACCATATACAGGTCTTATTTGAATAAATAAAGGATCATCTTTATTATTTACATTCGAAAAAGCATGTATATTAATCGTTTCTAAAATATCTTTTAAAGCAACAGTTACACTCGATATAGTTGATCCGTCATTATATGATACTACTGCTGTTTTTGATTTATTATTTAGACCCCTTTTATCACCAGAATCATAATCATAATATACTTCAAAATCTAAAAATCGATACCCACAATGTAAAACATATAATAACATATCTTTGGATATTTTTGTACCATCAAACGCAGAATGGTAAGAAGCCTTTATGTGATATTTATCTAATGTTCTACTAGTATCATCTTTATAATACTTTTTGGATGAAAGATTATCTTGTATTGGAACTATTTTATTTGCGTCCATAATTTTTTTTACAGTGGCATCTGTAATTTCAGAAATACATGTAAGTCCTTCAATCGCTACACTAGGTTGGTTCATACCATGTAGTATTTCTGTTCTTTTTTTTACAAGTCGAAACAAAATATAAAATAGAATTGCAAAAATAACAAGCATTATTAATTTGTGAATGAAATTCATTATATATACTATACATAAATGAAAATAAAAAATATACTAATAATATAATAATGGCAGGAGGATTACTAAATCTTATATCTACAGGAAACAATAATATTATTTTAACAGGGAATCCTACAAAAACATTCTTTAAAGTAACATATGCAAAATATACAAACTTTGGATTACAAAAATTTAGAATTGATTATGATGGATTAAGAGATTTAAGATTAACTGAACCATCTACATTTACATTTAAAATGCCAAGATATGCAGAATTATTAATGGATACATATATTGTTATAAATTTACCAACTATATGGTCACCTATTTATAATCCTTGTGAAAAAACCGCAAACATGTGGGCACCATATGATTTTAAATGGATTAAAGAATTAGGAACAAATATGATTACAGACATTACTATTACATGTGGTTCTCAAACTATTCAAAAATATAGTGGAGAATATTTGAGAGCAATGGTCGAGCGTGATTTTTCTGCAGAGAAAAAAAACCTATTTGATAAAATGACTGGAAATATTCCTGAATTGAATGATCCAGGAAACGCATTTGGAAGAGTGAATACATATCCTTCTGCTTATTATCAAGATATAACAACTAGTGCCGAACCATCTATTCGTGGAACTAAATTGTATATTCCTATAAATACGTGGTTTACGTTAGATAGCCGATGTGCGTTTCCGATGATTGCACTTCAATATAATGAATTGTATGTAAATGTAACATTTCGACCAATACAACAGTTATTCCAAGTGCGCGATGTATTTGACCCAGGATTTAATTTTCCATATATGCAACCTGATTTTAATCTTCCACAATTTAATATGTATCAATTTTTACAAACACCACCGAAAGATTTGAATATTCCAAATCCATATTTAAATACAACAAATGTGTGGAATGCAGATATTCATCTATTGTCTACGTATTGTTTTTTATCTGCAGAAGAATCTAGACAATTTGCTGCTGAAGATCAAGTATATTTAGTAAAAGACGTTTTTGAATACAATTATCAAAATATTACAGGAACACAAAAAGTAAAATTGACATCTTCCGGAATGGTGGCAAATTGGATGATGTATCTACAAAGGAATGACGTGAACATGAGAAATGAATGGTCCAATTATACAAATTGGCCATATTCAAAGATCCCATATGATATTGAGGATAGCCCAATACCTGGTCCTGGTAAAAATCCTGATAGTGCTACTTTAACCGCAACAGGTATATTTGTAACTGGTAAATTAGCACCGGAAAATCAAAGAGAAATTTTAGAAACAATGGCAATCGTATTTAATGGCGACTACCGAGAGAATGTTTTAGAAGCAGGCGTATATAACTACGTTGAAAAATATGTGAGAACAAAAGGCAATGCGAAGAATGGGTTATATTGCTATAATTTCTGTTTAAATACAGACCCATTTGAATATCAACCATCGGGTGCTATTAATTTAAGTAAATTTAGACTTGTTGAATTAGAGGTTACGACATATAGTCCACCATTTGATATACAAAACATGGCTTACAATATTATTTGTGACACAACAGGAAACCCTATTGGAACCACCAAATCAAATTGGAGATTATTTGAATATAATTACAATATGAAAGTATTTGAAGAAAGATATAATGTAATTTCATTTATCGGTGGTAATTGCGGTATGTTATATGCAAGATAGTTCTAAGATAATATATAATTATATATTAATATTATTATGACAAGTTGGAGAAAAAAAGAATCATTTAAAAAAAACGTAAATTCATCGAGTAAATCTGAAAATTTTTCAAATATTCCAATGTTTAATGTTTTACAAAATTCAGATAACAAGCATACAATAGAGAAACCACTCATTGAAGGACTTGAATCAGGTGGCGAATTTGATATACAAGGATTAGGCTATTTTCAACAACATGGCAAACTATTTCAAAAATCAGTTGATTTATCAAAAGTAAAAGAGTATATAAAAAAATTAATGTCTTATTTTTCATCACCGGTTGTCAATGTTGATAAAATGATTGAAAAGAGTATTTGTGATATATTAAAAATGTTTTTAATGATAAACCATATAGAATGTAACAATGATACGGTTTCTACACTTCACCGATCAAGTAGTAATGTGTCACAAGCATTTTATTGGACATCTGATCAAATAAAGCAGACCATTACGAAAGAGCATTTCGTTAATCAGGGGGGAAAAACATATACTAACGTGGAAGAATTTTCATTGAATCAACAACCTAGTTTAAATAAAACAATTAATTCGTTTCAAAAAAATCATCCAGATTTTATCAAGGATAAAACAATAAGAAAAAAAGTCGGAAAATTTTATATTAATAAATTGAATGGTTATGAAACCAAAATACGTAGACGAATGACAAGTGATGAATTGTTTATATTCAATAATGATTTCGACGATTCGTTAAATAAAAAGTCAATCCAAAACGAAATAAACGTGCTACGTGATGAACCAGTTCATAAAAATAATAGCGATCCATTATACGAAGATACCGAAGCTGATTATAACAATTATTATAACAGAGATAATTTGGCAAGATTTAAAATGGATAATAAAACCGAAATCGAGTATAATCCACTAGATGCAGAATTTTTTCCAAAATTAGATACAGAAAGTTTGATGGTTATAGTTGATAGAGAATTAAATAAAGCGAAAGATAAAAATAAAATGTTAACAGGATTCTATTTTGTTACTGAAAGCAAGATAACACCGAAGATTAGCAAACCGTCCAATATAGTAAATATATTGGATGATACTGCTACTACTAAGTGGGATAATAGTAAATATAATAAACAAGTATTTTCTGTAGATATGACCAAAACACAATCAACTCCTATACAAGATTATTTATTGTATGTTATAAAACATTTTTCTCTCATTATTTTTGAAAAATTAATAGAGTCAAAAGACAATGTGTTAGGATTTCAAGAAATTGAAGCAAGAGTAGGTACAATATACACTAGTTTATTGAACCGCTTAGAATTTTTATTGTATAGTCGTAATTCTAAGTATTTGGATAATTATATGCTATCAGTATTCAATCATGTATTTTTTATCTTAATACAACAAGATTCTATTTCAAACAATCCATATAATTCAGTTGGTAATATTTATATTGCAATAGTTGAAGGAAATAGTTTGACATCGAATATAGTAAATTGTCGAAGCATATTTGATCGAGTTATATGGGAACTAAATTATCGTTATCCAATCATATTATATAAAATTAATAGTGATAACACATTATTAAAATTTTCTAAAGTTGTAATTGATGGTAAGTCAATTCCTGATGAGACTGTTCGCATACCTATACCGTATGAAAGTTCAGCATTTATTGAAATGAATGTTAACAATATTATTGAACTTCCTCCGGTAGGAATGAATTTTGATCCATTTGAAATTAAAGATAACACTAATAATAACTATCAATATTTAACAAAGTATATATTAAGTAATGTTTCTATCAAAAGTGAAGAAATGGAAAAATATTTTATATCCAGTCATTTATCTGAATGCGAAAAATTAAAACAACGTATTGGCAAAGACTTGGAAGGCTATGCAAAAACAATAAAAAATGAAATATATCGAATTGTGCTAATACCGATTATGTTATATGTTGCGTATAATATTTATTATATGTTCTTTTTCAAAGATATAGATGGACCATTGACCGATGAAACTGGCGCGAATATACATACTAGCTCTAATCATAAATATCCTATTTTTACTGATTATGAAACGTACTTTCATAGTTATGATAATCATAAAACGGACTATATACTCGAATTTGTGTTTAAACCAGTAAAGATGTTATATACGTTGTTAAATACATTATTGAAGACGTTTCGTTCAACCAAAATAAATCAAGGGCTTAAAGGCATGATAATAAACCCCATATTTGATATCAAAGAAATACCGCCATATATTTGGCTATTTTCTGTTGTTATTCTAGTGTATTATGGTTTTAAGAAATATGGCGGACGTATTCTTAATTTTTACAGCAAATTTTTCAACACATGGATTGTTCCTTTTGTTAAATTATTTAAAATAGATTCAACGTTATTTACTGCAATATTTAAGACAAATAATATCGATACTAAGTATGTTGGGTTTGCTGAAATAGCAGCGCTTATAACAAGCATTTTTTTCTTCTTTACAGTAATAAGAGAGAATACCCCAGTCGATCTAGTTCAACTCATTAAAGGAGTCATGGGATATGGTAGTCTAGAAGAACCCTCATATAAACCTATAAAAATGTTTAGTATATGGTGGGTTATAACCACACCTAGATTAATCATAATGTTCTTTAAATTTATTGCGTTTTTAATCTATTGGATACTAAAATTTATGATTACTTCTGCGTTGATACCATTATCTTGTTCAATTGGTCTTATTTATATAACATATAATATACTTTTTTCAGTATATAATAATACTGATTATAATTGTGACTATTCGAGTAAAATGGATTTTATAAATAGAATTATGTACAGTAAGCTATTTGATAAAACACAAGATAATTCATGGCGGGGCGAGATAAAACAATACTTCAGATATGCTTGTTTGATGTGTATGTTTTTTATGACCGAAGCCATTCTATTATATGTTCTAATAAGTGGTTATAATACAATTACCAAAGAGATTAGTGGCGGCGATCAGGCGCCAAAAATACAATTAGGTATGTTAGGTATTTATATAACGTTCTTTGTTTTAATTGGGCTATGGTGTCTTTATAAATATAAGGTAAAACTTCCAGTTTTGAAAGCGGCTTACGATATAACAGAGGGCTATAAACGATTTACATTTACAGAGAATCCAGCAAACCTCAATCAATACGACAAACAAAGCGCAAAAGAAATTTTTGTGAATAGTGATCAAATAACTAAAGATTTGATAGAAAAAAGCGAACGTGAGAAAAATGAAACCCCAGAAAAAGCACCAAAACAAACAATTACTGATAAATGGGCAGGTAAAATTTTCGGAACAATGGGTAGTGTTGGAGATAGTATATTCAAGAAAACTCAAGGTATATTTGATAATTTGAATAAACCGTCTACAGATAGTGAAAGTATATTAGATGTAGGTCAAAAAGCAGTAAATATTATTCCAGGCGCACAAACAACTGGTAAAGCAATTAGTAGTGGTATTACAAATGTAATGACAACTGTGAAAACCGGATGGAATGAAATAAAGAGCCAACAACAAGATAAAAATAAAAAATAAAATCAAACAATCATATAATTACATTTGTAAAAATATTTACGAATGTAAATTGTGGAAATATAATATTTATTTGATATTCACCCTTACTTCTGGAATTGTTTTTGATTTTATCGATGTTGTAACATTTTGATTATGACTATTCATAACCGGTGCTTGTTGTTTATCACTGATTTTTTCATTAGAATCCAATCCAGTCTTTAAATTATTTACTATTTTCTCTAATTCATTTATTCTAGCCAATAAAATATCAGTGAACGCGTTGTTCGGTGCTTTTTTCTCTTGTGGTTCTTCCTTTTTCTTTAAACTGTCATTTTTTACACCTTTCGATATAGTTTTTTGTAAATTGACTACCATCGCTTCTAATGACTGATTTTTTTGCGTCAAATGTTTAATCTGTTCCATTTGCTGATTCATTAATTGGACAATCTCATTTGGTGAAATCGGTCTTGGCGGTTTCCCCTCTTCATTAATCATCATTTGTGGACCACCTTGCTCTTCAATCATTTTTGCACGCTCTTGTTCTATTTGTTTTATCTGTAATAATACATCTGGTTTCATACTTGGTTCTCCTGGTTTATATACTTTTAATAAACGGTCAATGTCATTCATAAAAAAATGTTTAATAGATTCCTCTTTTGTATTACGAATAAACTCATCGACCGTTCTATTTGATTCTTTAAAATAATCTTGATGTTGGTTCTCTAATAGTTTACGTTTATCAAACGTATTATGTTCATGTGAAAACACCAATATACTTTTTAATGGGTCCAATTGAGCAAACGGTATCGAATAATTCTTCAAAAAATGTTTCTCTTCTGCTAACGCGGCATGATTCTCATATGACGTAGTTTTCAATAATTCTGTTCGAAAAGCAAATGTTCCTGCTGTAGCATGATTGGGTCCATAAGGACCTGATTGATACATTTTTTGAATATGTTTAAAATAAATATACACTTCACTTGAACCTACACACATTGCTTCTTTATTGTTGGTTAATGTTTCGACTGCATGACTAACTCTTTCCGGTGGGTAATAATCGTCATCATCCATATAGACAATAATAGTGCCCTTCACTTTTGAATGCATAAAATTGCGCTTTTCACCCAACGACATTTTCTTTTCTTCTCTAAAATACTTTATTTGCGAAATATTTGATTTGTCTATTAAATCTTGAATAGAATCCGTACCATCATCTACAATAATCCATTCCATTCTGTCATGCGGATAATCTTGATTCAAAAAACATTGAAACATAATAGGAATAAATGGTCTACGATTAAATGTCGGCGTACATACAGATACAAATGGATAGAATTTTCTTTTTAAAACCGGAACATGAGAAGTTGTTTTTCCCATTTTGAATTATATATCATATTATATTTAACTCGTTTATTCATCAATATCACTTTCTTCTTCATATATAATGTCCTTTTTCACATTTTTGTCTAAATATCGATAAATTCGTTTTATATCTAACTTATCAATATTGTAATTTTCGAATATTTTTTCTACTGTGCTCATTTTTTCAGCTTGTGACAGAAAGTCTCTACCGTGAAATAATCTTAATTCATGAAAAAACGATAGTAAATCCTTTTTATCCATGTCTAATTCCTGACATAAACTATAAATAAATAATATATTATTATATTCAGTTGAATACTTTGTGAGAACTTTTGTAAACCGGATTTCCTCTATATTGTTCTCAGAAACACCAATTTCTTTATGATACAAATAATTATTATAAAATGTTTTCATTAAAGAACTCATTTCATTAAATTGCCAAATCTGATTTTGGAAAGTAATTCGATCTATAAAGTCCGCGAAACAAATATTGTCTAGAATTTGTAAATAAAACGGCATTGATATTTCATTGGCTATTTTACTGAGAACATCTACTATATTTTCATGCCATAAGAGCGCAACAATTGTACGATCCGTTTCATTTATTATTTTTATATGATCATTTATACAAACAGGCTCTTGTATTAATCTTTGTGTTATTTTTTTAGAATCTTCATTGAATTGTTTTACATGAAATATATGATCCAATGAATCATCTGTTAATAAATCCGGATTTTTTTTACATATCTTTTCAATAAATTCTATTTTTCTTAAATCACCTTGTATGTAGTTTATTATTTTTGTATGTACTGATATATCGAATGTTTTGAAGTTCGGTATTTTTTCATATATGATTTGCTGTATTTGTTCTCGCGTTGGCGGTTTTAATTCATATGTATTACAGACCTTCATTAACTCCTTTATTTTTTTATCCATATAATAGTTTCCAATACAAATAACAGGATTCATTGTCTTGTGTTCTAGACGCTGTTTTTTTGTTTTTTTCTGTCTTATTAATTTAATAAGCGCTGTTATACCCCCTTTATCGCCATTGTTCATTCCATCAATTTCGTCCATGATAATGGCAATTCTTTTTGGCTTTCTTGCAATCATATGGAGAACATTTTGCGAAGAAATATTATTGGAGGTTATTGTATCAATGAGTGATTTATTCCGAACATCTCCTGCGTCATATTTAATAATATCATAGTTCAGTTCTTTTAATATTTCTGTTATAAAATGTGTTTTTCCACAACCTGGAGAACCATATAAATAAATGCCCTTTTTGAAATTGATGTTTTGACAGTTCGTTTCATAGTTTGTAAGCATTTTTTTTATATCTTCTTCTATTTGTTCTCTATTTAAAATATTATTCATTTACTATAATAAATGAATAAGTTTTATATGACTATTTGAACGCAGTTAAATAACCTTAACCTTTTGTATTTATCAGTAAGCATATACACTTCCATCAAGTAAAAAATATGTACCTTGATTATAGACCTTAATGATTGCGGAGTTGTTTGATGCGACTGTTAAAGATGATAAGTAACTTGTTCTTATTGTTGAACCACCAAGCGGTTTACTTATAGTATAAGAAGTTGCGCTACCGGTAATATAAATTATATACTGACCTCCTGTGACCGAGTTTGAAAATGTAATTCCTGATATGCTTTCTGTCATAGTTAAAGTATATGACGCAAATGAATAACTGTTACAATTTATAGTAAGAGATCCGCTAACTGAACTTACCGCTATTGGTGCCTGAATTTTTAACCCGCTTGAAAGTGTTAATGACCCGTTAAAATTTGCTGATCCGTCAACATATAGTTTATTCAAAGAAGTATTAGAAGGTTTAACATACGAACCAATATTCACACCATTATTATCATAAGTTATTTGCGTAGAGTTTGCTGAATCTAATCCAATTGCACCCCAATTTCCACCAGCATTATAATTCCAAATAAAATTATTTGTAGGATAATTTAGAGTTGCATGTGGTATTGATGACCCTACTTTTAATGTATATGTTGGAGTTGGATTATTTGACGTAGCGGATGATGTAAACAATTGCGATACTGGTTGTGCCGTTGTTGTTGAAGCAGTTAATACTCCGCAACTTATTGTTCCAGTTCCTGCGTTTATTGTGTTATTATTTGTAGTAATATTTCCACATATCAAATTATTTCTAATAACTAAATTTCCATTAAAGGATACATCATTATAAACAATTAAATTGCCTATAATATTTGTTGTTCCAGATACATCTAGTGGATATTGTGGATCTCTTCCTATACCCATATTTTTATTTGCATATACTGTTTGTCCTACTATTAGATTCCCATTGAAGGATACATCATTTGTAACATTCAAATTGCCTCGAATATTCGTTGTTCCAGATACATCTAGT